AACGAATACAAGGAGGCCATGGACGGCCTAGAGGTCAGCGTAAAGGGAGCGATTCAAAAGGCCATAGACCTAGAGAAGCGCACCCAAGCGCTAACCGATGCCCAGCGGCTGCTCACCGTACAACGCGCCAAGGATAGGGCCGAGATTAAGCGCCTCAACATGATCGCCGAGGACACCACCAAAACCTTGAAAGAGAGGGAGGCGGCGGCGAAGGAAGCCATCGCAATCGAACAGGCGTTAATGGCCGAGCGCCAGCGCATCGCACAAGAGGAGCTCGATATCGCCACAGAAAAGGCGTCGATGTCGGACTCCAGCGAGGAGGACCTGCAACGCCTCGCCGACCTAGAAGCGAACCTCATCAACATACAGACGGAGTCGTTTGAGATGCAGACGACGTTAAATAACAAGCTCAACACCATCCGCAACCAAGCCGCGGCAGAAGCGGAAGCGGAGGCGAAGCGCATCAAAGATGCGGCCGAAGTCAAGCGCAAAGCCGAGGAGGAAGCCGCCGCCGCTATTGCCGCCGCAGAACAGCAGGTAATCGACGCCTTGGCCGCGGCAAGATTGGCCCGCGAGGACCAGCGCACACAAGAGGAAGCCGCAGCGAAGGCCGCCTTCGATAAGCGCGTCGAGAGCGCGGGAGAAAATGCCGAGCTCCTGGCGCAGGTCGAGGAGGAGTACCGCCTGACGTTGATGGATATCGACGACAAGTACCAAGCCCAAGCCCAAGCCAAGGAAGAAGAGGCCAACAAGAAGCGGGCAGAAGCCGAAAAGGAGGCCCGCGATTTCCTCGCCGCCGAGCGCAGGACGGCACAAGAGCAGGAGCTGGAACAGTTGGGCGCCGAATACTCGGCCCGCATCATGGCCGTCGCTGACAACGCGCAACTGGTCGCAGACTTAGAGGAAGAATTCCGAGGCAAGGAGAGGGAGATGCGGGAGCGCCACTACGACGAAAGCATCGCCGCAAACCAAGCCTACAACGAGAAGATTTCGGCGGACGATGCAGCCGCACAAATGGCGACGCTCGAGCTCAGGACGCAGGTGGCGACGCAGACCTTCACCGTGCTGACTAAATTGAACGAGGCCTTTAGCAAGAAGGGCGAGCAAGCCAATAAGAAAGCGTTCCAGCGCAACAAGGCCCTCAGCATTGCGGAGACATTAATCGCCACCTACCAGTCCGCGCAAAAGGCGTACCTCTCCCAACTGACGGCGACGCCCGACTCTCCTATCCGCGCGGTGTTAGCCGCTGCCGCAGCTACCGCGTCGGGATTGGCACAAGTGGCGGCCATCAAGGGGACCCAATTTAACAGCGGCGGAGGCGGCGGCGGAGGTGGTGGCGGAGCGGGAGCCGGAGGAATCGGAGGAGGAGGCACCCAAGCCGTGGGTGTAGATGTCGGATCGCTCATCCCCAACCAGCAGACGCCCACACCGGAACCCGTCCGCGCATATGTTGTAGAGAACGAGATAAGCAACAAGCAAGCCCTCAACAGGGAGCTACAAATACAGACCACGCTATGAGGACCGTCGAACTTTTGATAGATGAGGAGCAGGACGATTTTGGGGTGGAGGCCATCAGCCTCGTCAAGTTCCCGGCTATCGAAGAGAATTTCGTGTACTTCAACAAGGACCGCAAGCTCACCCTGGCCAAGGTCGACGAGGACAAGCAGCTCCTGGTCGGTCCCGCCCTCATCCCGGAGAAGATGATCCCGCGCTTCGACGAGAGCAAGCAAGAAGAGTTCGAGGTCTACTTCTCGCAGGAGACGGTCCAGCAAGCCGCGGAGCTTTTCATGCGGCAGAAGCGCAACGGAGAGTATACCGTCGAGCACCAAACCAAGGTGGACGGCTTGAGCATCTTCGAGAGCTGGATAGTAGCCGACAAAGACCGAGACAAGGCCGCCGTCTATGGCTTCGATGTTCCCGTCGGGACGTGGATGGTTTCCGTCCGCGTCACCAACGGCGACGTGTGGGCCGATGTCAAGGACAAAAAATACCGGGGGTTCTCCATCGAGGGGTACTTCATAGATAAGTTGGTCAAGATGGAGGATGTCACCGTCGAGACTATTGCCGCCGCGGTGCGCGATGTTTTAGAACCGATATCGTTTCTCGACGGCAAGCCCCTATTCGGGACCCCCTTAGAAGCCAACCTCATGGCCGAGGCGCTCGGATGCGAAGGCCACCACGAGCACGAGCTCAACGGGCGGCGTTTGTTTATGCCGTGCCGCACCCATGAGGAGCTCGACCCCCTCCTCGCCAACAAGTAAACCGGCGTTATATCCGCCATTGAAAAGAACCCTCATGTCCGTAATCGAGAAACTCAAGGAGGCCGTCAAGTCTGTCGTCGAGGCAGAACGCCAGAACCTCTACGCCGAAGCCCGCCTCAACGATGGGCGCGTCATTGCAACCGAAGCCGAAGCGTTCAGCGCTGGGGCCCCCGTCCGCGTTATGAGCGAGGACGGCGAAGCCACACCCTTAGAGGCTGGATCTTACGAGCTCTCCGACGGAGGCGAGGTAACGGTAGACGCCGATAGCAAGGTCGTGGAGATGATGGACGACAAGGAGGAGAAGACCGAAGCCGCAGAGCACGAAGAGGAGGAGAAGGACGAGATGGCAGCGGTCAAGGCTGCCCTGGTCGAGAAGTTCCAGATCACCCCAGAGGTGGCCGCCGAAATTGTGGAGGTCGTCAAGGACGCGATGGCTCCGGCAGAAGTCGAAGCCGGCAAAGACGAGGAGATGGCAGAGCACGAGGACGACAAGAAAAAGGAAGAGATGTCTGCGCACCTCACCGACCTCACCCATGAAATGGCCGTGGCGCTGGAAGCCATCAACAAGCGCCTGAGCTCTTTGGAGGATGCACCCGCGGCACAGCCCGACCGCGTCCTTCCGAAGGCTGAATTCAAGCAAGAAACAAACCCCAACCTCAAGGGCGTAGATCGCGCTCTCAACATTATTTCCCAGTTCTCATGAAACCCGTAAAGAGTAAGAAGTACGACTTCGACATCGACGTATCGTCAAACACCTATGTAGGTGAGTTGGCGCTGCCATACGTTACCGCAGCCGTCCTCGGCGCGGAGACCATCAACAAGGACCGCTGCCGCCTCATGGAGGGCATCGTAGGTAAGGCCGTAATCAATGGCCTGAGCTTCACCGACGTCATCCAAGCCGCCGACTGCGGCGGTACCGATGGCAATGACCTGACGCTGACTACGCAGACGCTCACCTTGAACGACCTCATGGTCAAGGAGGAGATTTGCCGGAAGACTATCTTCCCCACGTTCGTCGCCGCTCAGGGCCGTATGTCCCGCGCGGGCAATATCCCTCCCACCTTCGCAGAGTTCCTCATGAGCGCCCTCGCCGCGCAGACAGGAACCAGCTTGGAAAACCTCCTTTGGCAAGGCGCTACAACCACCTTTCCTTTCGGATTCCTGTCCAACAACGGAACCATCAACGAGGCAGGTATCAATGCCTCCGCGTGTCAGGACTTCACGCAGATTGACACCCTGTCTGTGGCATGGTCTGCTGCCAATATCCTCGCCACGATGAACACGGTATTTAATGCCGCACAGTCCACGCCCGGCATCTTGCAAAAGCCCGGATGCGGATTCTACATCTCTTACGAGGCGTATGCATTCTTCCTTCAGGCTATGGCAGCGCAGAACACCGGCCCTGGTTACAACCAGAGCATGGAAGGCGCCACGTACTTGGGCTACCCCGTGTACCCAACGCCCGGTATCCCCAACACGGTCGATGTCATGGTGTTCACCTACCCCGAAAATCTCGTGGTCGGAACGAACGCATACAGCGGAAACGAGCAAGCCGCTTTGATTCCTGTCTATCAGTACGACGGCAGCGATAACGTCAAGGCTTCGCTCGACTTCTCTGTCGGTGTTCAAGTTGGCGTCGCAGGAGACGGCGTTGTAGGATTCGACTTCGCATAAGACATGGCTTGTACAATCACCCTCGGCCGCGCATTGGATTGCAAGGACGCCCTCGGAGGGCTCTCGAAGATTTTCTTCGTGAGTGACTTCGCGGCTGGACTTGTAACCGCTGCGGGGACGGGTGACGGTACGGCAGGATCGGCAACGGTGGCGACCGCTTCGGGCGAGAGCTTCACCGTAACCGACCTCCCCGCGATGACCGTACTCCAGTACGACCTTCGCCCGGACCTGTCGTCCTTCACCATCAACGTCCAATCGGACCCCGCTACGGGAGCCTCGCTCTTCGAGCAGACCCTGAACGTGGTCCTACAAAAGAACCAAGAACAAGACCCCGAACAGATTCGGCTCATCAGCCGGAACCGCTCGCAGATCTTCGTCCTTGACAACAACGACAACGTGTACCTCTTTGGAGCCACCTACGGGATGGACTTGAATGGGGGCACCATCACTTCGGGCGCTGCCCGCAATGAGATGTCCGGAAGCACCCTTACCCTTGCGGGTCGGGAGCCATCCCCGTACTATCTCTTGGAAGCTACCGCAGGAGTGGGGACGGCCGTCTATCCTTTCGATGGCATCACTACTCCCGGAAATGTAACTATTACCACGGGTTAACCTTCTCCGTTGCTTTGTGTGTTTTGGGAAGGGGTCGCCATTGGCGGCCCTTTCTTATATCCCCCTGTGAGATGATCCTCGTATTTCAGAACTACTCCTCCGATATCGAGAACACCATTTACATCA